CTCAAGGTGTGGACCACTCAGAGTCTTGATCTCACCGTTGGAAAAGTAATACTCGAGCTTAGCACCAGCAGCGTGGCGCTCTGCCCAGTACTTGGACATATCCTGCTTTGCGCTCTCAAATACCTTGACGACTTTCTTGAGTTCTGCTTCGTCAACGTACTTTTTAGCACTGTTGACTCGCACAATCTCCTTCATAAGATCCTTGACTGCGGTGAATGATCCAGTCTGTAGATCCTCGGAGTTGATAAGTTTGACGATAATGTTCTTGAGAGTAGGTTCAGACACTCGTGCTATGCGACCATAGTCCCGAATAGTGTTGACAAGTAGGTCGGTATCAGCATAGTGGACCATAGTTTGTCCAGGAACAACCGTATTGTATCCCCTTCGGAGATAGTCTATCGGCTTAGCTACAGCCCCATAAACTTTATTGTATGCAGTAGCAATATTGCTGACAAGTGGCATCTGGCGCAAAACCCTAGATGCATTACCCTTGACAACATTTGGAATAATGTTTTCTGCACCAGCAACAAGCCTGGAAAGAAGCTGACCAGTTCTAGTTCCCGTCTCAAGGACGTTAGCTACGACCGTGCCATTTGCTATGTATGGCGCTAGGGCTTGGAGGACTTCATCTCTAGTCTTGGCTGCACCAAGTGCTTTTGCCTGAGCCACAGTGAAACCAGTCTTGCGGGTTCCCTCTTTGCCAAGCATCAAAATGGAGTATTCATCGGCATCAGCAAGCCAATCAATGACTGCTTCGCCCTTTGAAGAGCTCAGGTAGTTAGCAATAGCACCGGCATCATAGCCTTCATCTGCCATCGTATCAAGCTTGCCAGCAAGTGCCATCTCCTCTTGAAGGGCATCATCAAAAGCCTTGAGTGCTTCATCTGCTGTAGATGATGGACTCAGCTTGTATGCCGCGAAAAGATCTTCTCTTTTCTTGACAAGAGCTGCGTACTCAGCCTCCGCATTGGCTAGGTCAACAGCCTTTCGTGCTGCAGTCTGACCGGGAGATGTCTGCATTTGCCGCTGCAGGTCGCGGATCTCGCGCATCTTGTTTCCAGCGCGGATAAGTGGATCGGCTTTCCAGGATAGAAATACTTCTCCTAGTGCCGTAATAAGTGTTCCGTATCCAGTGTCTGCGTTACCGCCTGTTATCAGATTTGTTACTGGATCGACAATCGAATAGGGTCGAACATATGTCCTGTTGCCAAGCTTGACCTCGAGGCCCCTAGATTTTATGGCTGCTTGTCGTGCTCGGAATCCAGCACCCTCTTCTTCGTTTACAAAGAATCCTTCGCCTAGATTCGGCTGACGTCCAGCGAAAAGATCTTTGGCAATTTGGATTGCGGTAATTTCGTCATCATTATCAAAACCAGATGTGATAGGATCTAGTAGGGAAGGAGCCTTACCGTACCCAAGTTCCTCACGTGTCTTACCTGGGATCTTAGATTCCCCGGTAAGCCAGTCGAGTTCGCCTTTGATAGCTCCCTCTACGTCTCCAAGAAATTGCTCTCCTGCGTTGGCAACATCTCTAGCTGCTGAGTTGAGCCCTTCAAGAACAGTTTGACCCGGTAGAAAAGCAAGTCGAGTTCCAGCCTTGACAAATCGCCAGATCTTACCACGAAGAGTCTGCTTGAATTTTTCGTTCTCGCGCTTTTGTCGCTCTTGGAATGCGTCAAGTTCTCGCTTTGCTTTGGTCTGCTGGTCGATATCGATTAGCGTCTGAGCCAGTTTGTTATCTGGCATAGCGCCATTCTCAACAAGACCGGAGAGGATACCACCAGATGCAAGAGGATTCTTTTGGAGGACTGCTCTAGCGCGAGCACCGGTGTCGCCAGGAAGTAAGTTGGCGGCAGCGCGAAGCTCCCTATAGTCCATCATCGTTGGATCTACTGTACGGTTTTGTACACCGGTCAGTGTCCAGCGACCCTGTTCATCCTTATCAATCTTTGGAGTTGTCACTAAACAAGCCCTTGCCATCGACCAGTGGAGGCATCGGAACGACCTCAGGGCCAGGAGTGCTAGGATCAAAGTCGGAACCGTAAGAAATGGGTCTATCGGGAAATCGAGTCGGCTCATCCAACGATGTTACCGGCATCCCTTCGAATAGACTACGGAATGCTGGAGCCTCTGCTTTTGGCGCACCAGCAAGTGGCGCCTCGGTCTGCATTGCATAAAGTTCTTGTGATGTTACACCTTGGCTACGCATCCCTGGGATGTAGCGAGCTGGTTGTGTCCCCGACTGTCCGTCGCCACCCATAGGGTTGATATTCGCCGGATTGTTCTGAGGTGCTGTTGGTCTAAAGCCACCGCGTTGTTCTGCCATTAGTCCTCATCCTCTTCGTCCAGGTACTTGCTTGGATTTACGTTCTTTGGTAACTTGAACTCTACCCAAGCAGGGTATGATTCTTTGTCCATAATCAGGCTCAGGCAGATATCGTCTGGAAACCCTGCTGCCTTGAGCGAATTGTAGTATTCGTTGAGCCAGATAGCGTAGACTTCTAGTTCGCTGTGGTACGGATTCTTGACTGTACGCACACGCTTGACGGTTTTGACTTTCTTCTTAGGAGCAGCCTTTCTCTTGCGTGGTGCAGGCATTGTGTCTCCTATCGTCTACGAACTGATCTTACGCTTGCTGTCGCTTCTCCTTGACCTGTTAGTCCGGAAAGCAAACTCATAATGCTTGGTTGTCCCTGCATAGCTCCAGCTTCAGGAAGAGCGCCTCCTACCGGAACCTCAGCGGGAGCAGGGGACGGTTGCTCAACCATAGAAGGGGCGGCTCCGGCAGGAGGAACCTGTTGTTCTTGAGGCGCGAATATATCCTCAATAGCATCCTCCAAGGCCCGTCCCTTTTGTCTCGCCTTGATAACTGATGCAATCTGTCGAACGATATCTGAAGCATTGCCACCCGATGCTGCCATCTGTGGGATGGCTTGGGTGTATGCTTGTAGTGAACCGAGAAGCGCTTGGCGCATATTCTCGATCTCAATCTTCTCGAGCTCTTGTGTCACGTTGACCGTGAATGGAAGCTCACGCATTGCTAGATCCTTGGAGATCAAACCGCCACCAAGAGCCTGGAGCATAAAGATCAAACCTTGTGCTGGGTTGAGACCGGCAAGCATACCATAACGGACATCGGCAGAGTAGTCGCTCTTGATGTCCTTGCGTGGGTTGTACTCGATTTCGTATGGGCTACCAGCGTCCACACCACGAATCGTCTTGGTCTCGGGGAAGATCTGCTCGTCAACAGCAAAGCAGATCGAAATCACATCACGGAGTGCGCTAGCAAAGATAGCCTGTGCGCTCTTGACCTGGGTATCGAATGCACCCATAAGAGCCTGTACACCTTGACCGGTGACGATAGAAGCGTCAATGTTTCCGGTACGGCCTTCAGGATAACGAGCACCGACGCGGAGTTCCTGGTTGAGAAGCTCTTGCTCGGTGAATGCGCCTGCTGGGATGTTGAGCTCAACACGGCGAACACCTGCTGGTGTCGCTGTGCGGATGATGGCGTCGCCACCAAGCTGAAGCTCTTGGACATCCTGTGGCAAAACGATAGGAGCCTGAACGCTCTTTTCTGCTGCCTCCATCGCAAGGAGTGCGAATCGGTTGCGGAGCAACTGGATACCGATGATGTCATCGAACTGACCACGCAGTTCTCCGTCGACGGATGGCTTGCGAGCCACCACGACCATCATCTTACCTAGCGGGTTCTTGGCGCGAGAGAGAACGAGGTTGCTCTTCGTTGGAAGATAAACAACCGATTGGTCCTTGTCGTAATATCGAATCAACTCAAGCTGTTGCGTGAGGTCTTGTCGATAGCCTTCACGCCCTAGCAATTGTCCTTCGAACTCTGGGAACATAGAGACCAGTTCACCCAGCGTCATTGAGTACCGCTTTGCGAATGCTACACATCGCCCATAGCGATCAAACTCTGGGTAAGCACCCAGTGGGTTTTCTAATCGGATGCGTGGCAGTTTCGCTTCCTCGTCCAATTCAATGATGAATGGGAGGAAACCGTAGGTTATATACCAGTCTGCTCCCGAGTACATCTGTACCGAGAGATCAGAGTGGGCAAAATAGTTAGAAGCAATACGAGTGCGCTTGTCAGCAAAAGCCCTCGCACGATCCGAAGTCTGATTCGCTGCCGAACAGTTGACTGCGGGGAGTGGTGCCATAACCTCTGAAAGGTCTCGAGCAACAACATCCACAAAATTTGCAACGACATTAGCGTCTACCCCATCTGGAAAGAAGTCAGGATAGACGGATGAGATCTGCCCCTTGCGTACAGCCAAGACCTCGAGGTTGCGAGAGTCGCGGTCTGCGTTGCGGTATCGAAGGGATTCAACCCGCGCCGCAATTTGCTCGTCAGAGAGTGCCATTACTATCCTTTATCTAAAAGTTATCGAACGCGTGGGCCGAATGGACCGCTGCCAATGCCGCCACCGCGCATACCACCACGACGGTTGACAGATCGCTTTACTGGAACCTTTGCTGTTGTTGGTCTTGCCGTACGAACACCCTTGCGCTCTTTGGCTTCAATGTCAAGCCCTCGAGCTACGTTAGGCAGTTTACCTGCTTGACGCGAGATAGCCTTCTTTGATGCAGGTCTTCCCAAAATCTTTGAAACAGCCTTGAACGTTTCTTTGGCGTCAGACTTGGTATTGACGCGGGCCTTCTTGGTAACGTTCTGGTATTTGACCTTACCACGACCTTTTGGCTTTGCCATCTTAGTTTCCTATCCGTATACCTCAGACCATTGATCGGCGAAAGCCTCGTCGAGGTTGATTGAACCGCGTTGTTGCTTCTGGAAGCGAGTGGACCAGCGGTTGTTCATCCACTTAGTTGTCTGTGAGTTCTGTTGCATCATCTCGCGGATGCGGATGATTGCGAACCAGAGAGCCATTACCGTATCCGTTGGATTACGAGTGTCTGGCTTCCAGGTGATCAGTTGCTGCACAAGGGTCTTGAGGCCCTCAGATCCCTCGTTGGAGGGAAGCTCGATAATGTTGTTGTCCTGGAACCTGCCATCACGCAGAGATCCGAAGAGCATCGCCATAGAGGCGACACCGAAGCTGGAGTCCCACTTGTTCTTGCCCGTGAAGTGCGAGTTGAGTTGGCACCCATAGGCTGCAAGCCAGTTGCGTAGCTCATCGTCCAGGGCGTATGCCTTCTGGTGAGCGTTGATTTCGATGCGTAGTTCCTGTGGGCGGTACTTCTGCACCCACTCTTCGATCAAAGCGCGAATCTTAGCAGGACTTGGCTCAGTCATATTGACCGCATCGAGGATGTAGATCATCCCGTCAGCCTTGTTATACGTCGCTACGACGGCACCTGTGGCACCGCTCATCGCTGGGTCAAGACCTATAACCGTATAACCTTCGACAGACTTTGGGTGACCAGCAGCGCCAGGCTTGAGTGGTCCACGCTTTCGCATTCCGTTGACTGAACCTGCGATGCAGGCTGGTGGGAAGATCGAATCTTCTTGGACGTCCTCTTGTTGGTAAACCATTGCCCAAACAGAGGGTGCGACTTCGCTACGCCTCGTAAAGAGAGACGGTCCGTCCCACTTGGGGTAGAGTCCGTTTTCGTTTGCCTCGTCGATGTCGCCTTCCGGGCGATCAGTCCAAGGCCAAAGGGTTTTCCAGTTCTGCGGCTTCTCATCAAACTCGAGCACCGCTGGCATAGCCATATAAGTGAAGGGGCTCTTGCCACCCGTCCATTGTCCGCCGTCCCGTATCTGCTTATATAAATCTATGGGAGCGACACGGGTTCCTACTACAAGTAGTTTTCCGTGCCGTCCCAGACGGGTGATGACTTCTTTTTGAAGCCATTCAATTTGCTTCTCCCACTCGTGGGCATTTGCGTTCATCACCACATCGTCGAGGATAATCAGATCGGCGCGAGCACCATAGATCTGAGATCCAAAACCAAGAGC